CAACAATACAACAATACGGAGAATACTAAATGTCATTTGCTGCATTAAAGAAACAATCTAAAGCAGGGTCTCTCACAGAGAGATTAATGAAAAAAGTTGAGAAACTCAACGAAAAAGGTGGTAATAATACAGACGAACGCCTCTGGAAACCAGCTGTAGATAAGGCGGGTAACGGATATGCAGTTATTCGATTCCTCCCTGCACATGCCAATGCTGAATTGCCATGGACTCAAGTATGGAGTCATGCATTTCAAGGGCCAGGTGGTTGGTACATTGAGAACAGTTTAACTACTATTGGTAAAAACGATCCTGTCGGAGAACTTAACAGAACTCTTTGGAATAGTGGTCGTGAATCTGATAAAGACATTGCTCGTAAGCAAAAACGTAAGTTATCTTACTATGCAAATGTTTATATCGTAAAAGATTCAAGTAATCCTGAGAACGAAGGACAAGTCAAACTATACAAGTTTGGTAAGAAGATCTTTGATAAGATCACTGCTTCTATGCAACCTGAGTTTGAAGATGAAGAACCAATCAATCCTTTTGATTTTTGGAAAGGTGCAAACTTTAAGTTAAAGATCAAACAGGTTGCTGGATTCTGGAACTATGATAGTTCAGAGTTTGGTAAGACAGAAGCACTTCTTGATGATGATGCTGCGTTGGAAAAGATCTATGATCAAATTCATGATCTTACTGAGTTCACTGCTCCCGACCAGTTCAAGAGTTATGAAGAACTTAAAGCACGTTTAGATTCTGTTCTTGCTAGAAAGGCAGTTGTTACACCTCAAGTTGAAACCGAAGAATTAGAAGATCTAAGTGAAGGGTTAAATCGACCATCACAAACAGAACTAGATCAAATATCTAATCTCTCTGCTGCTGCAACGGAAACCACGGAAGATGAAGATGACGCACTAAGTTATTTTCAAAAACTCGCTGAAGAGTAAACAATAAGAAAGGGGTCTCACGACCCCTTTTTTTATGACCCACTAAGTCTTGGGTTAAATACTTTCTTTAAACTCTTTGTAACATAGTCGCTAGAAGGTTTATATTTCATAATTCTCCTCATATCACTTAGGTATACATCTAAGTAATCTTTTTTCAGAACTCTTATTCTTCTTTTTGCATCATTTTCATTAACTTCATATTGATAGTTAGAAACTGCAAATACATTACTACTTAGTATCTGATCGCCATTTGCATCTTTAACTGTTCCTACATTATCTACTGTTGATGTTGCATTAAGAGTTTCCCCAGCAAAGCTAATTTCTGCTTGAAGAGTATCATCCAAATAACTACAATCAAAATTGGAATCTACTCTAAGACCTTCTGGAACTACTAATCTGGCTTTCTGATCCATGAATAATTCTGTATCATAATGATGAACATTTTCTAATGCACTTTCACTACCATATTTTTCAATGATATAATTTTGGAAATCAACAGAATTTAAAGGCCATTGCTCATGATAGTTGACAATGTTATTTGTTGTTAGAATAACCCAGTCATAACGAGGATCTCCATATGCCGCCTCTGCCGTTTGATCTGGTCTTTCATCTCCAACAATCATATAGTCACTAAACGCAGTGGCGACACTCCCAAAATCATCACGAAGTTTTGGCCTTTTGAAGATATTTTTTACCCTAATAGTTTCATTACTAGAACTTCTATCTGTAGTTCTAGAGACATAATCTATATCTGGGAAGTAAGAAAAATATGAAGCCATTAGTATCCTATCTCCGCGCTGCCAGGTGAGTCTTGTCTGATGAAACTAATAGGGAATAAATCTCCAAGTGATCCTTCACTACCATCATATTCTCTTCCTTTAGCAACGTTTGGTTGATAATCTGTATTGTATATAGGTTCAAGTTCATTAAATCTGAGAGTCATCACTACAGAAACTGGCATCCCACCTTCATATGCCATCCACTGTCCCTCTGGAGCATAGTTAACACTTATATCTGTCAGAGCACACGGTTTGAATTTATTTACTCCCATAATATCCCTTTTGTCCCTAGTCAAGTACCTAAGTCGGAATATATTGGGTGTGCCTAAGAAATATGATGGCCCTCCAGCAGTACCAACATCTTTTCTACCACTTTCTAGTTTTTCGAGTTTTCTGGGAGCAGACCACTGTTTGAAGGCACGAATAATCATTCTTACATTTGCGGCCTCTAATTCATCTCTAGGACTCATTTGCCATTGAAACTCAAAAGATCTTAGAGCCACACCAGTAAATAGAAGTTCTGTATTTGAGTTTGCTACAACACCTAAAGTTCTAGAAAGAACTGCTTCTGGTGGAATATCATATCCCATATTACCAGACAACTGACTTATCATATTTGCAGTCATAGCTGTTCTACCTGTTTCTCTTTGCATCCTTTCAACTGCTTGCCCAGCTCTTCTAGTGATACTACCTGTGCCTATATTATCAAAAAATAGTGAAGCTCTTAAGGGGTTTGTAGATGTTTGTTGAATTGCGGTTGCAGATCCATTATTTAATTCGCCATCATCCCACATTCTTGGGTTTCCATCCATCATATTGTTAGGCATTGGTAGTTTGATACCAGCACCTAATTTTTTTCTGAATGGTGTTGATCTCGGCAAACCAAATCCAATGTTAGTGTCTCCCATTGCGGTCTTTCTATTAGCAGAATTCAAAGCATCTGCATATGGAGCGTTATATCCATAACACTGAATGAACATATGATCCATATTATTCATCATATCCATAGGATACTTTACAATTCTCTTAAACAAGATATCACTATCACTATCATAATCAGCTAAACTATGATATGTTCCAAAGTCTCTAGTAGGGTGAAGCCATTTTGTCCAATTATTTTTCTTATGATCTGAGTTTACTCCAAACATGTTTGGATTATAACTTGATAACGCTACTGCATTGTCTATATTAAATATCCCTTGACTACTTTTACTATGGTCATAACTATCACCATTTTTACTATAAAATGAAGCCTCATCAAAACTTACAACGTTAACGGTTTCTACTTTAAGAGTATTTGGGTTTAATTTCTTTTCAGTTTTGTAGTCTTCTGATCCTTCATCTAACCATGCTGGAGCCTCATCGCCACCCCCTGTTGTTTGTATTGTTTGTTTTATCCCATTCTTAATAGTGTTATCAATTCTCTTTCTATCCTCTTCATCTAAGAAATAACTTTTACCATCATTACGCAACATCAAATCTAGATTCCACACACCATTTGAATAAATTGGTTCAGCATTTGGAATAACTTTTCCGTTTCTATCTACAGGTAAAACTCGAGCATTTCCTGACCCAGAATCATAGAATAGGCGATAACTTTGTACGATTCCACCAGAAGTATCCTGTGCAAGACCACCAGTAGCACTTTTACCTTGTACATGTTGTATGACTTCATATTTGAGTGGATTTATCTCATCTCCAGCGCCTGCATTTGTTATTGGTTCTGCTTGAGTCATTATTTTCTCCAGTTAAACGCTCTGTTCTTAGGGTATGTTCTTCCTGACTTACTGATGAATCTTTCTGTAGGAAGTAATGAAATGCCGCCCCAATCTTCAGTCTTAGGTACTTTATATAGAGTGCCCATTCCAGAAAATAGGTATTTGTGTATACTATTTTTGGGTACTACAGACCCGCCACCGCTATTTAGTAAGCTTTCTGCAACTGCATCACGATAATCTGGATTGATGTAATGTAAATTGCATCCTAAGAACCCATCTCCGTCAAATCTTAGGGCTACTGCTAATGGTTGAACATCCCAGAATGGATACTTTTCTGGATATGCAACACTATATGAGAAAAAGAATAGAGATCCTAGTGTGATACCACCAGTGTCTATTGTATCTGAATCCTCCACTTGCAGATCAGCCAGAGCACTCTCTAGTGCATTGACATACCAAGCACTACTTTTTGTATAACCTCCAGTTTGTTCTTTAATATCTTCTACGATCATGTGAGATGCCTAAATCGTCTTCGGTCATAATTTTAAATTCATATTTTCTATCAGCACAGTATTGTTCTGCTGCCTTCCACTTTGCTTCATTTATAACCCATGCTTGAACATCATGAGCCCATGATTTACTTCTCCTCTTAGGATTCTTAGGTGGAGCTTTACATTGTTTTTTTGGTTTTACCTCAATTACCACAGATCTTTTCTTTCCATTTGAATCTTGATACTTGATAAAAAAGTCGGGGAAGTATCTGTGCATCTTTCTATCTAAAGGATTTTTATATGGTATCCAAAACTCTTCTGATTGCCATTGACTTATATTTTCTGTTAAATCACAGTATTCCATAAACTTTTTTTCCCAAAGAGAACGATAAATGATCTGTGTGGGATCGCCTTTATATTTTTTGGTATGTTTTGGTTTAAATTTTCCTTTATAAGCCATATACATAGTATGGTAAGTCATAACTTTATTTAGATGGTAGATAGTATTAAAAAATATTTTCAAAGAGTAGGAAGATTGCCTGCGGGCACTGATATAGAGACATTTGACTTAAATAATCCTCAGAGCCTCTTCAATTTTGAAACGGCATTGGGAGCTCCCTCTTTATCTAATTATTTTAAGGTTTCGATGCAGATTGCTTCAGAAAACGCATCTCCAACGTCTCAATTTCCTGCTGATGGCACATCAAACCTGAATGAACTTAATCAAAATTCACAAGATAGGAAGGTGGCCGCAAGCTTAAATCAATGGTTAACAAGTGCTGGGTGTTTTGATAAAACTTATGGAGCAAGTAGATATGAATTACTTGCAAGTGAGGCATCATTGCCAGGTACAAGTATGCAAGTTGTACAAGAAGTTGGTAGTAGACAAGGTATAAGAGAAAGATTTGCCACACAGAGAGCATTTACTGACATTGCTATTTCTTTTTATGTGACATATGATTATAAAAGTCTTAGATTATTTCAAGAGTGGATGAATTTTATGAATCCACTTTACATGGGTCAAGAGGGAAACACTGCTGGTTCTGCGGAAAGAGGAGGATATCCAACTTCGGGTGATAAAAACGCATTTTATAGATTTAGATATCCAAATCATTATAAAAAAGATATTCAAATTACTAAATTTGAAAGAGATGTGAACTTCGGTAATACTGGTAGGAAATTTAGAGATAATTTTACTGATAGTGAGGGAAGGGACTATGACGATCAGTTCTTCACAGGAACTTCAATGCAACATGAGGGTTATCAACCGAATGTGATAAGTTACAACTTCGTAAATGCATTTCCAATATCAATACAGGATATACAGTTAAGTTATGGTGCTGGCCAAGTTTTAAAAGTGACAGTTGATTTTGCCTACGATAGATACTTCATGGTACAGACAACTAAAGATAACATTGATGCTACAAGTCCACTAGGAATAACTCCCCCAACTTTGAGTTCCTAAAACCCATCTAAATAATAACGAATAATTACTTATCATGCCTTTACCAAAAATTACTACGGCTCAGTATGAATTGAAATT